TAGCATCTCTGCTCTTCATCCGGAAAAGGCGAACCCCAGACACAATCGCCATCCTCGATCCAGTTGCGCAACTGGACATGGATTTCGGAACCATCATCCGTCCGATAATCGAAAACCATGGGCGGGACCAAATCGGGGGAAGGCCTTTGCTTGGGCCATTCGAGCAAATCCATGACCACCCTCGCGGCCGCCTTGGCCACCCGCCCCAATCCCGCATAGCGAGCTCCTCCCATATTACATCGCGCCAGACAAATATGGAGGCATTCCGATTATACCACTGAATAAATAAGAGAATTTCTGGGCTTACTTCCCATGGCTCAACTATATCGCCAGTTGTTTTATTAGTAAATATTTTGACGACAGACTTATTGATCGAGAACTATATGAGCCAATCTAAGTTCATCAAGATATTGGACAATTCAGAATGGAGGATCGAGATTGGAGCGTGGCGACTTCCATCTTTTCACGAATCCCAGTTTTGAGAGGATGCACGCTCCGATCGCGGGCGGTCGCATGGGCATCCAATACGCTCTCGCTTGCCCAATAACTATGCGCTGGAATGGGCATTATCGCACATGGCGGGACCCGATTTCCGGCGTCCACAACGCCACGAGCCTTTGGGGCGCGTTCGATACTGTCGGGATAAAGGACGCCCGGCGTCAGGGTTGCGTGCCAATCCGGTAAGCCAGGACCGGAGACATCGGAGGCCTGGCCATCCGCGTCATTCTGAAGAAGGAAATACACCGGGTGGTAGCGAAGGAACGCGACCATCTGAGCAGACTGTCCAGAACCCTTAAGGTTTGAGGCCACGGGCCGCGATACGCGGCCCGCCCCTTCCCCACCGATGGATACGAGGCCCGCCTAGCGGCCGCCTCGATCAGCGATCCCGGCACGCGGGACCGCCCTCATTCTGCACAAGCGCGCGGCGTCGTGGGAGCGATTCAGCCGGCGCTTTCGTGCATCCTGATTACTTCGGTTCGGGGAAGCCGAAATGTCGTTCGCCTCTGCACGGGCAACCAGTACGCTTATCAATGGCCTGACGGCCAAACTCACGGGGAAGAAGCCGGGTAGCGATCCCGTCCATCGCCACTCGATCGACGAGAATCATCCGGACGCGAAACCATGGGAGCATAACCGCTTTGCCTCGTCGGCCGAGCGGATCGCGACCGTCGAGACATTGCTGGATACGGCGCAGGAGCTGTCCCAGATCCACTACAAGCAGTTTCCCCGAAAGGCGCTGTTCGCGCTGAAGGCGCGTCACGCCGCGCTCGTCGAGGAAGACGCGCGCCTGAAGGATGCATCCCCCGCCGATCGGCCGGTCGGCCGCATGGCGGCTGTCCGCCAGGAGTTGACGGCAGTCACGGCCGAACTGGAACGTGCACGGCTCCGGCTGCGGCCGTTCGACGTGTCGGTGCTTCGCGCGATCCTGTCGTTCCTGTGCGCCAAGACCGGCCAGCTTTTCCCGTCAGGCGAGGAAATCGCCGCTCGCGCCGCCTGTTGCGTCAAAGGGGTCTGGCGGTCACTGGAACGGCTGATGGCCCATGGGTTCATCGATCGCGTCCGCCGCAGCAAGCGGAAGCCGGATAGCGACGGCCAGTTTGGACCGCAGCGCGAACAGACCTCCCACGCCTATTTCATGAACCACCGCAAGACGATGGCGCGGCGCGTCTGGGAACGCTTTCTCCAGCTCCGTGGGCGGCGATGGAAACGGCTGGGCAAAAAGACACCGCCCCCCACGAATGACACTCCAGCGGCCCCCACGGGCTTCCTGTCCCCTAATTCCGCCCTAGGTGAAGCCGTCCGCAGCTTCGGCCAGTCGGTCGCAAACGCGAGTCCCTGAATGTCCTTGTATCAGGACCTAAAGAGCTAAGTGGATAAGGAGTCGCTATCGCGACACGTTGATTAGGCAGCAGTTTAAGCGGAACCCGGTAGCCTGCTGGTCCCCCAGCCTCCGCAACCGGACCACCCCACGCACCCGACAGCCAAGATCCGGCTGACGGGACGGGCGGCGTGCGCCGCCCAGGGCTATCGAGGGGGGGACCGCAGGAACCGTGCCAGCGTCATTCGGGCCGATCGCCCGTGGAAGCGTCGCCCGCGATCATCTCGGCCCAGCGGTCGAACAACCACCGCCGCCGGGTCATGTGCTGCGATCGGTTGTACGCAGCCTCGACCTTTCCCGCCTGGACGTGGGCCAGGGCGCGATCGATGGCGAGGCGGTCCTCCGGATACGACTCGTTCAGCGCCGTCGCGAAGGTCGCGCGCCACCCATGCGGCACATGGCGCCCCTCGTAACCGCAGCGGTTGTACAACGCGCCGATCGCCCCCTCCCCGATCGGCCGACCGGCGCGATGAAAGATCAGATCCGCGCCGCCGCCGATCGCCCGCATCTCGCGCAGCACCGACACCGCCGCCGCCGACAGCGGGACAAGGTGGTCATTCTCCGCATCGAGCTTCTTGGCGGCCGCCATCTTCATCCGCGCGGCCGGAACGCGCCACAGCGCGGCCGGGGCGGCTGCGTCGGTCGACCAGTCGACGCCTTCGACCTCGTCCCACCGCGCGCCGCGCACCGCCGCCAGACGAACCGCGGTCAACGCCAGGAATCGCGACGCCAGTCGGATCGCTGGCGCGACCCGCGCGCGATCGGCGGCATCGAGGAGCGCGCGGGCTTCGCCCAGGTCGACCAGCGCGGGCTGGCGCTGGACCGGGCCGCCGGTCGCCAGCTCGCCCACCAGCCCCGCCGCCGGGTTGGCTTCGACGATGCTCCGGGCAAGCGCGAATCGGAACATCGCCGAGAGGCGCTGCGCGATCCGCCGCGCCGTCTGCGCCGCGCCGATCCCGTCGAGCAGGCGCAGCAGCTGGCGGGCCGTGATCGCGGCCGCCAGCTCGTCGCCGATCGCCGGGAAGACATGGCGCTCGAGGCTGGCCAGGACGTCGGCCGCATGGACGGTCACCCAGCGGTCGCGGCGATCGGCATGCCACTCCCGCGCGAGCTGCTCGATCGTGATCGAGGACCGTTCGCGGTCCTGGGCCAGCTTGGCGGCCACGGCCTTGGGCGGCGTCCCCCGGTTGACCAGGGCGCGCGCCAGGCTGGCGGCCTCGCGCGCCTGGTCCAGCGTCGTGTTGGGCCACTGACCGAGCGAGATGACCGCCTCGCGCCGATCGGCGCGGATACGCACGCGCCAGGCCCGCAGGCCGGACGGGGCGACGAAAAGGTGAAGGCCCGACGTGTCCCAGATCTTATAGGCGCGGGGCTTCACCCGCACGCGCTGGAGCGCTGCGTTGCTGAGCATATATGGGGTCCTCAAGGGAGGCTGGGATGGAAGATGGAATTGGCGCGGCGCTGGAGACAGCGTTTCGCATAAGCGTCAGTCACAGCCGCCGGTCGGGCCGGACTTCACGGACGATCGAGCGGGCCAATCCTGGTGACGTGATCGTGGTTCGGTCGATGCCCGAGCAGCGCCGCATGAGGCAGCTGCTCGCAAAGGCAGGCAAAGCGGACGTGCGGGTCCTAGCCTTCGAGCCGAACAGCCTGGAGCGGCATTGGCACCGCCTGCGAAATGCCGCGGTTCACTTCGACCACAGTTGGGTCGAAGCATTGTACGAATGGCGGTTGGCGGGGGTGCACCGCGAGCTGGCCGAGCTGGGCAAGCTGGCAATTCCTACCCGAAAGCATGAAGCCGACATCCGCTATGCGGACCTGTACGGCGCGATCACTTTTCTTTCCGGTGAGCGGCCGATAAGGTTCGATCCATAAACCACCGGAGCGTTGGAGCCGGGACAGGTCCTGGTCAGCTCGCGAAGCCCCAGGCTTGGTCGTTATAGGGCGACCTCACCGGCTCCACTTACTGCGGTAACGAAGCCTTCATCCCCTTGGGTGAAGCTGCCGGGCAAGGTCTGCCCGCGATCGAGGCGGAGGAAGTATCCGCCCCGATTTTCACGAATCGGCGGATTTCCGCGCTTTTCGCATGAAGGTCGGCGAGAGAAATTCCCCCGCCATACCCCCCGTCACGCAGCCGCGCGTCGCCGGATACCGGCTTGGCGCACGATCACCGTCGCCGATCCGGCCGCGAATGCGACGGCGCGGATAGACGCGATCAGGTATGGATAGCCGCCGGTCGATGCGGGCAGCACCACCGGGCGCGTGCGAAGCGTGAGCAGCGCGGCGTCGTTCACTCCCTGGTCCGTGGTGGCCGAGGGTCCGCCCATGTCGATCGAACCGAAACTCGTGCCACCTGAACCCGCCGTCGAACCGTTCAGCTCCATATGGATGGTCGCCAGCGATGCCGCGCCGCCCAGGACCTCGACCAGCGCGAAGCCTTCGACCTCGTCACCGGGCCGCAGGTTCGCGTGATAGGCCCCGGCGCTGGTCCCGGCCAGCGTCTGCGACAGCGTATAGGCTCCGGCCGCATTATAGGTGATCGCGGCTTGCAGGCCGTTGCCGACGCCGTCCGAATTGGCGACGCTCGACAGGGTGGCCGAACCGACGTTCGCCCCCATGGCCGCCGTCCAATTTGCCGGGACGTCGCCGGACATGCCATTCCCGGCGGTCCCGCCGGTGCCGGTCATGAACAGGTGGTTGGCCAGCAACTGGCGGCGGCCATTGGCGGGGACGTCGAGCACGCCACGCGACAGAACCGAACGCGGTGCAACCAACCGCTCCAGCAGCGTGGCGAGGCTCTTTGCATGCCAGAAAGCACCGCGCCCGTTCAGGTGCACCCCGTCATAGCTATACCCGGCCTTAAAGGTCGGCGTCGCCGCCCCAGGCTGCATCACGACCGGATAAGCGTCGTGAACCAACACACCGGGCGTCCGCTCGCCATAGTCGGCGATCATCGCGCGCAGGTTGTTCAGCGCGGCCAGTTTTTCGGAGGACGTGAGGGTGGAGCCGCCCACCTCATTTTCGATAATGATCGCCATCCCGGCACGCAGCGCGGTGTCGGCGATCTGCTTCAGGTCGCGCATCGCAACGGCCGCGACCGTGTCGATCGTCACCGTTTCGCCCGTCACCGCGTGGTTATAGGTGTAGGTGGGCGATCCGCTCGCCACCTGACCGATATTGTTGATGCCGCCCTGGACATAGAGCAGCCCGGCGCCGGTCGCGATCGCGGCGGGCAGGCGCGCCAGCATCTGGTCGGTGCGATCGCCGCTGACACCGAAGGTGTCGCCGATCGTGATGCGGTGGCCGAGCAGCGAGTTCGCCACGTTGACCGGCGATCGGCAGCAGCGGTTCCGCCGCGACGGATCGAGATAGATGATCGCCACCCGGCTGTCGCCAAGGGCGGTCATCGACTTGGCGAGGCGGCGATCCGGCTGGATCGCGAGCCGCGCGAGCGTGGAAAGGCCGACGCCGATGCCTCCGGAGGGATAACCCATCGATCAAGCCTCCGCGATCAGAGCGCTGGCGGTCGTGCCGGTCGCCCGGACAAACTGCGCGCGGACCGCCAGATAGCTGGCGTCCGGAAGGTTGCGATACGTCACGTCCTCGGTGCCATCGATGCCGCGCAGGACGACGTCACCGCCGATGCCGACATAGATGCCCTTGGGCACGACCGACAGCTCGGCCGTGTCGCTGGGGACAACGGCATAGGGCGCGCGGGACGGCGCGTCGGGGGCGTCGCTGAAATTCTGGTACTTGTCCAAACCAATCACTCCTTGTTGGTGATGATGAGTTCGCGGACCCGCTTCCCGCCCTGCGCGCCGACCGTGTAGGTCGTCTCGACGTCCTCGATCGCGAAGCGCGAGAAGACCGCGCGCGCGCCGTCGGTGGCGTTGATGGACAGGATGAAGCGGCCGCGAAGGGTGGCGAGCTGGTCGGCCAGGCGCTCGAAATCGGCGCGCTCGAACACGCCGGGTCCGTAATCGTCCTCGCAGTCCCAGTAAGGCGGATCGAGATAGAAGAGGGCGCGCGGGTCGTCGTAGCGCGCGATGACGTCCGCATAGCCCAGCCGCTCGATCGTCACGCCAGCCAGGCGCGCCGTCAGGCGGTCGAGATTGGGGAGCACCTTGCGCGGATCGAACCGGCTGGAATTGACCTTGTCGACGCCAAAGCACCGGGTGCGGATCTTCCCCCCGAACGTCAGGCGCTGGAGGTACAGGAACCGCGCGGCGCGCTCGATATCGGTCAGCGTGGTCGGATCCACGCGGCGCAGCCGGTCGAACTCCTCCCGGCCCGACAGCATGCTGCGCAGCTCGGCCGCCAGCGCGGCGGGGTGGCGTTGCGTGATCCGGAAGAAATTGACCACGTCGCCGGAAATGTCGTTGATGACCTCGACCGGCGCGGGTCGCGCGCGGCGCAGGAAGATCCCGCCCATGCCCACGAAGGGCTCGATATAGCTGCGATGCGGGGTCGCATCGATCAGGGCGGTCAGTCGCTTGGCGAGGTTACGCTTCCCGCCCAGGTACGGCGCGGGGGTCTGGATAATCGAAATGAGGGTGGTCCTGTCGCGAAGAACACGTCGGCTACGCGCGCGAAGGTGTGCCGCCCGGCGGCTGCCGGGCGGATCGTCCGGCGCTCTGTCGCCGGGAAATTTGGACGTTCACGCTTGAAGCTGCCATCGTGGGGCGCCTCCGGGCGTCACGCAAACAAAAAGTCGCTAGCAGCGAACAAGTGTTGACATTCTTCACCGATCTGCCTAGAAAGGCGGCGGCACTCGGGAAAAAGGCAACATTCCACTTAAACTCTGGGTGAGCAGTCACCTGCGGGACCAACCTCGGTAGGTCCTCATTCTTGTAGGCTCTTGTTGAGGGACCCCCCGGGGGACCGACGACACGACCGATAAGGCGCGCCCGTGTGGAGCGGGCGCGAAGGGTTAGGGGGGTGCTTCTTCTCTAGTTGTTTCTCTTGCGGTGGAGCTGGCCGGAGATTGGGATGGTCTCAGTCAGAAGGCGAGCATGCAGGAGAATGAACCATGGGTACTACACCCTTACCGAAGGCCGAGAAGAAGCGTGCGGAAGACAGCAGAGGCAAGCATCCAATCAGGGATGCTTTGCTAAAGCCGAAGACCTGGAAGTCTATGCTATTAATCTTTAGAGCAATCTATGGAATGATACGCATAGGCGCGAAGATCCTGGAAATGTTTACGTAAGTCCCCCTTAATTCCTTCCAACTCACAGTTGGAGAATTTTATGTTTGATAGAGCGCTAAAAACACTTAGGCAATACCATAGGCTGTCGCAGTCCGATCTAGCCGAACAGCTTGGTATATCTCGATCTTATCTCAACGAAATTGAGAGAAACAAGAAAGAGCCAAGCCTGGATATTCTAACACGATATTCGATCCGGTTTGACATACCCTTGTCATCACTGATGCTTTTTGCAGAGCAATCGCAAAACCCAACACTCGACAAAGCCAGACTATATGTGGCGGACAAAGTTCTTAAAATGCTCGAGTGGATAGCAGAAGACGATAACGATGCCGAAAAAACGCCCCTCGAACGCTCAGTTCATACCTATTGATCGCTGCCACTTGTTTGGCATCACATCACCACATGCGCTCGCGAAGCGTTTAGGATGGAACTTGAACAAGCTCAAAAAACTTGCTGCGAATGGCGGGTATCGTGTCTACCCCCACAAGCAGACGGGGCGCATGATTCAAGAACCAGGTGCTGCACTGCAAAGCCTTCATCGCCAAATTCATCGTTATCTAGCTCGGGTCCAAGCTCCCGACTATCTCCATTCTGCTGTCAAAGGGCGATCTTACGTATCGAACGCAAAAGCCCATATTGGCAATGGCCCTCTCTTCAAAATCGACATTTCAAAATTTTACCAATCGGTTCCACAATACAAGGTGATGCATTTTTTTAGAGATACGCTTAATTGCTCACCAGATGTTTCAGGCCTCCTTGCCAAACTGATTTGCTTTAATGGGGCGCTGGCCACGGGAAGCGCCGCCAGCCCTATAATTTCATACTACACGTACAAAAAACTTTTCGACGATTTGAAAAGTCTGGCGGATACGCATTCTCTTGTTATGACATGCTATGTCGATGATATTACAATGTCAGGAACTTCCGCCAATAGATTAGTACTGCATGAAGCCAGAACACTAATTTTCAGAGCTGGACTCCGAGCACATAAGGACCACCACTTTCAAAAGAATGATGCAAAGATTGTGACGGGAATTCTAGTGGGAAATAATAGCATTGGCCTCCCATTTTCCCGATGGAAGAAAATTCACATTTCGGAACGTGATATTCGACGCTGCTCAGATCAAACGACGCAGCTTGAGCTATATCCCACTCTTGTTTCTCGGCTTTACGAAGCGGCACAAATTGATGGCCGCTGCCGCATCAAAGCAAAATATCAGCATTCGAAATGGCAAAATTTGCAGAGGGAAGTAGCAAAAACGTCAGCGCAAAAATTTTCATCACTTGCACTTGCCGCTTAAAAAACGAGATATTGATGCCGCTTAAAGTGCACAATTAAACGATATCTCGAAAACGTGCTGAATTTGTATAGCGCCACCTAGTTGCCCACCAAAACGTTGATTTTGGTGGGGCGGTCTCGGCCTATCGCCTCGCCCGGCCGCGTACCGGGCGGTTAGCCGCGCGATAGCACAGAGACCGCGCCCTGCTTATTTCCCGAACGGGTCTTTCATTCAGCAGGCCACCCGGCGAAGCCGGTCAACCTGTGCTTTCCGCGCGCGGGCCACTCCCTTCGGCTAAGTCCGGAGCAGCAGGCCGCCCTTGCAGCCCGCGCGGGCGATCGTCAACCGCCCGTGACCAGGCGATAGTCGGCCGTGGCCCGCTCGGCATCGCGCAGCGCGTCCTCGCGCACCGCCGGAGTGGTCGCGCTGCGCGCCACGAACAGCGCCTGCTCGACGATCTCCGCCATCGCCCGGACCAGCGCGGCACGCTCGGGCGGGAGGAAGGCCAGGAACGGCGCGGCGAATGCCCGCGCCTGGTCGAAGTCGGCACTGGCCGCCGCCAGCCGGGCCGAGGCGGACGGGCCCGACCGCATCGTCGCGCAGCCCGCGAACGGCAGCAGCATCGATGCGAGCAGGATGATCCGGAACCAGATCGCGCGCTTAAACCGCCGCATATTCGGTCTTCGCGTCGAAGCACGGACACGCCTTCAGCCATTCGTTCGGCTCGATCCGGCCATTGCCGTCACGGTCGGGGGAGAAGTCGCGGTGGCCCTGAATGACGGCCGAGCGGTGCACGCTCTTCAGCTCGCGCAGCAGATCGAGCAGCGCGGCCTTCTGCGCTGCGGTCCGCGTGTCGGCCGGGGAGCCATTGGCGGCCAGCCCGCCGACATAGACGACGCCGATCGAGCGGGCGTTGAACCCCTGCACATGCGCGCCGGGCTGCGCTTTCGGGCGGCCGATCCCGATCGTACCGTCGAGGGCGACGACGAAGTGATAGCCGATGTCCGACCATCCCTTCTCCCGGTGCCAGGCCCGGATTTCCTCGACAGTGACGGCGCGACCGGCGGGGGTCGCGGTGCAGTGGACCGCGATATGGTCGATCTCGCGGACGATCGGCGCGCGCGCGGCTGCGCGCCACGGGGCAAGTGGCGTGTTGGTCATCTCTCGATCTTTCAGGAACAGGCCGGGACAATCCGGCGGGAGGGTCAGGCGGCGGGCGTCTCGGTCGCGCCGATCTCGTCGGCGACGCGCTTGAAAAAGCGGTCGCGGGCCAGGCGGACCAGGCGATCCGAACAGACGGCCGCCAGCGAGCCGACCAGGACGCGATAGTCGGTGCCGACCGTCACCCCGACGATGCGGGCCGCGCCGTCGCTGATCGCGATGGCGAGAAGGCCGAGCATCCCGAGCAGCAGCACGTCGGCCAGCACGCCGCGCCAGGTCAGCTTGCGCCCCTCGGTCAGCGCCAGGCCGTACTTGGCGGCGGTCCCGATCGCGAGGCCCGCGATCGTCGGCCCGTACTTCGCACCGGCAAAGCCTGCGATGGAAGAAACCGGCTCCGTCACATGCGCGGCCCGTCGAGGCGGTACGCATGGTCGTCGGGCAGCGCAAAGGGGCGCAGCGTCGACCAGATGCAATAGCCGAGCAGCGCCGCATGTTCGGCAGGCGACGGGTCGGTGACGATCATCAGCTCGACGATCCGGCACGGCTGGGTGCCATAGCTGGCATCCGGCCAGCCGCCGATCGTCAGCGCGTTGGCGGGCGCGTCGCTGTCGAACGAATAGCCCTTCGCCCCCGCCGACCCGCCGTCATAGGACACCTGCGCCAGCCCGTCCGGCGCGAACGAGGCGACCGCCGTGAACTGGCGGCCGACCGTCACGCCGTCGACGCGCGCGTTATTTCTGTCCGGCGCGCCGATATGGCCGCCCGCGACCAGCATCGTCTTGGCCGGGTCCAGCTCGTCGTTCACGAAGCCGAGACAGACCTGCGGCCGACGTCCGGTCGGGATCTGGGGCGGCTCGATCGTCACCATCGATCGGACCGCCAGCACCTTACCCGAAAGCGCACCGTCGTGACGCTCGCCAGCAAGATAGACATAGGTGGTCTGGCCGTCGCGGCGCGGGAAATTCTCGCACCGGAGCATCGGCCCGGCCAGCGACGAAGGCGCGACCGGGAAACGGACCGCCGGGCCGGTGCCGACCTGGTTGCCGTTGACGTCGCGATACTGCCAGCCGGTCGGCTCATAGACGGGCTGCGGGCCGTTATAGGCGCTGATGTGGTTGGCAACCAGGTTGCCGACCAGGCTGTGCCAGGCGGACACATTGCCGTTGCCGTCACGGGTCAGGGTCGAGGGCGCGCGCGCCGACCACCAGCCGACCAGCTTGGAGCCGAGCCGGGTGTCGGGCTCCCAGGGCGGGCGATACAGCTCGGTATCGGACGCGACGATGGGGCCGCCCGCCTTGAACAAGATGAACGGGACGGGCGCTGCGGGGGCTGCGGTCATGGGGTGATCCTCAATAGGAGGTGATGCGGCGATTGAGCGCCAAGCTCCGGATCGCGATGCGGACGGTCCCGGCCGCGCAGGCGCGGATGCGGGCGGAGATGGCGAGCCAGCTGGTCCCCTCGGCCGCCAGCAGCGTGGCCGGGCGGCCGCGCAGGGTCAGGAGCGCGGGTTGATGAAGGCCCGGCGCATCGGCGATCAGCCCGTCGCCATCCGCGAAATTGCGTTGCGCCTCGGTCGACTGACTGCGGCGGACGACGTTGCTGCCGACCACCGAAATCAGGCCGAGCGCGGTCGTCGCCTCGAGCAGCTCGGCCACCAGCGACGCCTGCACGATGTCGCCACCGAACCACTTATTCAGCGCGACGTCCTGGGTCAGATAGACCTCGTCCCCCGCCGCGCTGAAGGTGATCGACAGAATCAGGTTGTTGCCCACGCCCTCCGGATCGGCGCGGCTGGATAGGACGACGGTCGCCCCCGACGACGCGCGGACCGTCCAGCTGCCCGGCACGTCGCCGCCGACGTCACCCGATCGCAGCCCGCCCGAGGTGGAAACGAAGAGCGGATTTTCGAGCAGCTGGCGGCGGCCATAGGCGGGCAACTGAATCGCGGCGCGCGCGGCGGTCGGCCGGGGAAGGATCAGCTGGGCAAAGAGCCTTGCCAGGATGCGACCATGAACGAAGCTCCCGCGCGGGGCCTCGTGCGTGCCGTCATAGGAATAGCCCGCCCGAAAGGTCGTGCCACCGGCGGCCGGGTTCATCATCTCCCCGCGCACGTCGCAGAGATAGATGTCGCGCGCGCCCTCGGCCCAATCGATCAGCTGCGCGTTCAGCTCCTCGATCTGCGCCCATTGCGGGGCGGTCAGCGAGTTGGCACCGACCTCCAGCTCGACGACCGCGATCATGCCCGCCGCCACCGCCTTTTCGGCCATGGCGCGGATATTCTGGAACGCGATCGTGCCGCTCGTCTCGGCGGTCGGGTAATTCTGCGCGATGTCGTTGACGCCGCACATCAGATACAGCGTGCCCGCGCCGGTCGCGATCGCGGCGTCGATCCGCTTGGCGATCTCGTCCGTGCGCTGGCCGGAAATGCCGAAGTCAGGCAGCACGGTCAGCCGCCCGCCGATCAGCGCGTTGGCGCAGTTGAGGCCCGACGCGGCACCGTAGCGCAGCTGGGTCGCACCGGGCAGGCCGTCGAGCGTGACCGCGTCCACCCGGCTGTCGCCCAGGCCGATGACGACATGGCGACGGCCGCTACGGTCGAACAGCGGGGTGACGATCCCCTTTACCCGCCGGTTCACGCGCTCCTCGGACTTCGCCAGATCTGCAAAGGACACCAGGCGAAGCGCCCCGCCATTGGTCCCGACGACGCCGATCCCCGCCTGCCAGTCGCCGGTCGCGGCGCGGATCTCCTCGGTCGCGGCGCGGGTGGCCGAATCGATATCCGCCGCGACCTTGCGGGCTGCCCGCTTCATGTCGCCCGCCGTCGCCAGCCGGAGGATCTGGCCATTCGTCCCCACCAGCCCCGCCCCCGACAGCCAGTCGGGGACCAGGTCGCGGACCTCGGCCTTGGCCTGCTCGCGCGAGGCGTCGACCTGGGCGGTGGTGCGCCGCTTGGCGTCCGCCATGTCGGAGGCCGTCGCCAGGCGCAGCTCGACGCCGTTGGTCCCCAGCACCGATGCGCCCGGCCGCCAGTCGAAAAGCAGCGTTCGCATCGAGTTGCGGATCGGTTCATTCGCGTCGTACCAGGTCTGCAAATCGGCGCGCAGCCGATATTCGAGCCCGACGTCGCGGACATAGACCGGCATCCCCTCGACCCGGCGATCGGCGGGGATCGCGGCCAGATCCGAATAGGTCGCGACCGAGTTGCCATAGCCCGCATTCACCGCGGCGGCTTCCGCCCGGATGGCCGCCCGTTCGGCCCGATCGGTCATGCCAGCGCCATCGATGCGCAGCTCGGTCACATTCACCCCGGCGATCGTCAGGGTCGAGCCCTGCGTCGGCAGGCCGGTCGGATTGGGCGGATAGGGCGGCAGGCGCTTGAGCGGCGCCGCGTCGGAGCCGAACGCATGCGGCAGCACGATCATCCGACCGACCAGCCGCGTCTCGCCACCGATGCGCAGCGCGTAATGGAAGATCGCCGGTGCGCCGATCTCGCCCTGATAAGGCAGCGCCTGACGCGGAGCCTTGCTCAAGCGAATGCGCAGATCGCTGACCGGCTGGCCGTCGACGATCGTGACCGACATGACGATCAGGCCGTCGGATGCGGAGGGGGCGGCCTTGGTCAGCGAAATCAGCGGCGGGCCGGGCGCGTCTTCCTGCGCGCGGGCCTGCAAGTCGACACCGACCGAGGCCAGATTCACACCGACGACGCGCAGCGGATAGTCGTACACCTCGTCGTTGCGCCAGATCGACAGATCGAGGCGAGCGGTCGTGGCCATGCTTATGGTTCCTGGTAAACGCCGCCCTCGCGGGGGGCCTTTTTGTAGGTGCGAGGATAGGACCCGCCGCCATATCCGGCCGGTGGGGACTCCGGCTGCGGATAGGTGCCATCGCTGGCCTGGGTCAGCTGACTGCCGAGCAGCACGTGCCGGGCATCCGCCACGGTCGTCAGGGTCGGGACCGGCACCGCATAATAGCCGGTGTCCTGGTCGTTGTAGAAAACCTGATAGAGCGTGGCGGGCTGGAGGTTGGTGATCGTCCTGCCGGCGAAAGAACGAACCTCGCCCGTATCGAGGACGGCATCGAACGGGCCGACCGTGATCGTGTTGGCGGTGCTGGACAGCGTCCACGCGGACCGCTCGACCACGGTCCGCGCGCCGCGCTCGGCCGCCTTGTCGGCCGCCTCGCCCACGACGCCGATCGCCTGGATCAGCGGGTCTTTCAGCGGGTCGTACCGGATGACCGCCGCCGCGACGACCGGCGGGCTGTCGTCCTTGTCCCAGGCATAGGTCGCGGCCGTCTCCAGCCGCAGCCGCATGTTGCACTGATTGTTCCTGCCCGGCTCCTGCTCGATGACGCGGAACAGCGCGCGGTCGAAGCCGAGCGGCCCGAAGGTGAACGGGACCAGGCTGCCGACCGGCCACGCCCACGCGCGGATATCGAACGGGGCGGAGAAGATCCGCTCGTTATGCTTGCGCGCCAGGGCCTGCTTGGCGATGCGCTGGGCATGGCTGGCGCTCTCGACCCAGCCCAGGTCGAGCTTCAGCACCCGGTCGATGCCGAACGACGACGGCAACCGGACCTCGGGATAGTCGATCAGCTGATACAGCGAGTTGGTCGACGTATCGACATATTGGCCGCGAACCACGGTCGGCGTCTCTTCCAACGCCGGGTCGGGGTCCCACTCGAACGGGCCGACCACGTCCTGGGTGAACAGGCCGGGATCGGTCGCGGCCGAGGCCAGGTCGTTGTGCGCGATCGACAGGCCGAGCTGGCCGTTGATCTCGATGATGCGGCCGTTACAGGCCGCCAGCATGGCGTCGAGCGTGCGGCTGGGGTCCTCCCCCTCCGAAATCACGCCGCCGCCATAGTAACGCGGCTCCAGCCCGCCGGTCGAACGGTTGGCCATCTCCGCCGCCAGATTCGCGCAAAAGGCGAAGCTGGCCATGTGCAGGCGCTTGGGCGGGATGCCCATGCCGACCGCGAGCCGCTTTTCGCCGGTGGCCGGGTTGGTGATCCGCCACCCCATCATGACGCGCAGGATCTGAAGCGGAAGGTTGCTGCCGATCTCCTCCCCGCCGGAGGCAAAGCGCCAGGTCGACTGGTCGTCCGCGCGCATCTCGGTACGGCGCGGGTCGTACACCATGCCGCCACGCCCGACGATCGTCATGCGGCTGGGCGGGCCGGACGAAAACGGGCTCTCCGCCTTCTTGCCGTTGCCCGTGACCTTGAATCGAAGGTGCAGATAGGCGCAGCCGGTCAGCCGGTGCGCGCTGTTCCACTTTCCGCTGGCAAAGGTCGTCGCATTCGCGGGCGTCCCCTCGAGGACGATCGCCTCGACCGTGAAATAGCCGCTATACTTGCTCTGGACGCCGCTGCCCGTCGACCAGGCCAGTTCGTCGTTCAGCCAGATCTCGTCGACGCCCTCGATCTTGTGGCTGGCGACGCAGACGATCCAGTCGCAATAATCCTGGTTCGTGCCCGACCATTCTTCATACCGGACGTCGGTCGCCAGCGCGGTCGAGCCCAGGACGGTGGTCCGGAAAGCGCGCGGGTCGATCGTCGCATAGAGCCGGTCGGTCTGGGACTTCGGCACCTGCGGCGCCTTGGTCAGCGCCGCCGCCGCCATCGACAGCCCGCCCGCCACCGTGAACATGGTCGCGGCCGAAACGCCCGCGACACCGAAGCTCAAGGCGGTCGCGATGCTCAATCCCGCCGCCACGCCGACGCCGGTGACGACCAACGCGGCCGCGCCGACGACCAGCGCGGCGGTCTTCAACGCCTTCGCCATCAGTAGGGCACCCGCCACGCGGCGGTTTCCAGCGCCGGATCGCGATCGAGGCGGATCAGCCCCTCATGCTCGCCCTCCGCCCCGACCGCGACCAGGTGCAGCCCGAGGCAAATCGCCAGCAGGCCCGACGTCATCACGATGTCGCCGCGATGCGCGAGCAGCGGGCCGACCCGCTCGAACTTGGCATCCATGGTCGCCGCCAGCGATCCCGCGCCGATCCGGGTGAGCGCGCGGGCCGCGCCGAGCGCCGTCGAATAGCGCCCCCGAAACTCGGCCATCGGATCGTCGCCGGTCATCGCCAGCACGGCTCCGGCCGCGAACAGGCAGCAGTCGTGACCGCCCCACTCGAACGCGCGCAGCCGGATGCTTTCGAGATACGCGGCCAGCCGCGTATCCCAGTCGGGATGACGATGCATGGTCGCTCCTTCAGCGTCGGCGGTTGGCGCCGTTGGCGATGGCGATCGACAGCTCGGCCGAGCGGTCGCCCGGATCGTAGAGCTGCTGGTCGAGATAGGTCCGGTTGGACGCCTGGCCGAAATAGGCCAGATACGATTCGAGGTTGAGCACGATCGTCTGCGACCGCTGGTCGCCAACAACTTTCGGCACGCTCATATAGCCGGTGTAATAGGCCCATACGCCGATCAGCTGCGCGGTGTCGGGATCGAGCATGCCTTTCCACAGACGCGCGTCGCGGCCCTGCCAATTCGCCTTGTTGCCGATCGTATTGAGGGTGTCGCTATCGACCCCCATCAACCCGCGCAGGGTCAGGGACACGCCGTCGCTCCCGCCCTCCTTGGCCTTCACCACTGACACGCCGACCACCTTCGAGTCGACCGCCTGGAAGGTGAAGCCGTCCAGATCGGCGTCGCCGGTGCCGGAAAAGGTGACGTCATACGGCCCATCGGTCACGCGGACCGGACCGTCCGCCAGGTCGAGAAAGCAGAACGTCACCGGGCGGCGGACCCGCGCGTCCAGCGCGTTGCGCGTGGCGAGGTTCGGACGCGAGGCCATTAGAACGCCTCCTCGCACTTGAAGCCGATGTCGTATTTCCGGCCCGGCGATACCGTCCAGCCGGTCGTGTCATCGGCCATCGCCATGACGCCGTAAGGCCGGACCGCCTCGATCGGCGCGGCGTCGGGGACGCGGGCCTCGATCTCCGGCACGATCGCGATGACGCCGCGCCCGTCGCTACCGAAGATGAACGCGGCCGTAACCTGGTAAAGCCGCTCCCGCACGGTGACGAAGTCGCCCGCCTGGAGGTAGGAGCCACCGACGAACCCGCGCACGCGCAGGGTCGTCCCGGTCTGGTTCGCACCGTCGACCACCGGCGCGGTGCCGGCGCCGACCAGCACGCCCTCCTGCGCCGCCTCGCCCGCGTTCAGCCGGAAGGCGTTGACCCGGCCGCGCAGCAGCGCGAACGCCGCCCGCCACGGCCGGATCGCCTGCTCGCCCTGCATGGTCGGATATTCGACCTCGGCCGACCAGCGGGCGGCTTCGGGCAGGATCGTGACGCGGCGATACGACACGAACTCGCCCTCGACCGACTGCGACGGCTGGCGCAGCGACCATTTGATTTTCGCCGCGATCGGCGCGGGCGGAAGGTCGACGATCATCCGAAGCCTCCCGGCAGCGACGGCCGCCGCATCTCGCGCATCGTCCGGGCGGTCGCACCGGCCATGATCGGCTCGGCCGCTTCGGACACGGTCTGCACCGCGGTTTCCTGGACCTTGGCGATCAGCAAGTCGGAGGCGTCGACCTTCACCCGCGTATCGACCATCAGCCGGTCACGCGCGCCCGCGCGAAGCCGCGCCATGTTGGGGCGGGGTTCGCGCAGGCGGGGCATGGACGGGGTGGACAGGCCGGGCGAGCCGCCATCCGCAAACTTGCGCAAGCGGCCGGAATTGATCGCCGCCAGCTCGGGCAGCCACTCGGCCGTCGCCGCCGCGTTGACGATGAACTCACGGTTGGAGACACGGATCGCGCCCTTGCCGCCCGCCAGGAGCGCCAGGATCGAGTCCGACCGGCCGCCGCCAGGTCCCCGGATCAACCCGCCCGGCGAACCGCCATCAGCAAAGCCGGGCGCGTCGATCGGTCGGCCGCCATCCGCAAAGCCGAAGAACCCGCCGCCGATCGAGGCGACGATCGCTTTCTGGATCGCCAGCCGCGCCAGGTCGGCGATGACGCTGCCGATCACATCGGCCGCCGCGCCCTTCAACCCCAGCAGATCCGTCACCGCCTGGGCGGTGGCCCGCGATCCGGCCTCCTCCATCTTGGCGAAGCCTTGCACCGCAACGCTTTGCAGGCTGTTCTTCACGTCCTGCGTGGCGGCCTTCACGCGCAGGCGATACTGGTCGATAGGCCCGACCGCCTGACGGTCGAACTGCTTGTCCTCGGCCTTTTCCTGCTCGGGCAGGCGCTTCAGGCCATCCTTGGCGCGCTGTACCGCCTCCGGATCATCCGAGGTGGCGGCGATCCGTTCCAGCGCCTTGCGGCGCTGCTGCTGCTCCAGATCGAGGATCTCGCGCGCGATCCGCTGGCGATCGGCCTCGGTGACGGCCATGCTTTCCTGAATGCGCAGGATGTCGATGCGGGCGGACGCATCTTCGTTCGCCACGTCGAACTGGCGGTCGAGCACGCGGCGGGCGCGTTCGGTGTCGATATTGGCAAGGCGCTGCTGGCGCGTCGCCTCGTTGACCGCATGGAGCTGGAGCGCCTGCCCGACCGTCAGATCGCCGGTCTTCAGCCGGTTGGCGATGCGCGCGCGGGCGGTGTCCGCCTCCGCGTTGATCTCGTCGCGCAGCAGGCCGTCGCGCTGCTCCTCGGTCACCGCGCTGCGGCTGGTCGCCTCGATCAGCCGTTTGCGCAACGACAGATAGTCGTTGTTGAACGTGTTCTCGTCGACCAGGACCGCCTTCTGCGCCGCCAGCTCACGCTTGCGCATCGTCTCGGCCGAAGGGCCGCGCGGACCGGCACGGCCCCACTCGACATGATAGACCCGCTGGCCCGGCTCGTTGAGGATCTTGCGCAGCCGGACGCCCGCATCCTCGAACGCCTTGCGGATCGACGCGACGGAAATCCCGGGCCCGTAAGCAATGTCGAGCGCCTGCCCGCGTTCGTGCGCGCTGGTGCCGGGCCGCGCCACCGGCCCGTTATGGCGACCGGCCTGCGCATCGGCGAAAAGCTGGGCCTGCCGCTCATGGCTGCGAAGGCCACTCGTCACCCGACCACCGATCGAGGCGACGATCTCCTTTGCGCCGTTCAGATCGATCTCGCGGCCGAACTGGCGGTTGGCGTTGCCGGGATGGCGCGCGGCGTTCACCCGTGCCTGCGCCGTCTCAATGGCCTTTTTCTTCTGCTCTTCCAGCTCCTGAAGGCGGCGCTTCGACTCCGCGCCGATCTGTTTGCCGAGCTTCGCCTGTTCGCGCTGCTCGTCCTTCAGGGTCTTGATTCTGTCGTCATACAGCTTGGTGACGGCGCGCACCGGGTCGATTGCGGTCTGCGCCTGCTCGGCCGCCAGATCCACCCGCGTGCGATTGAGGTTCTCTTGCGCCTTCTGGACCTCCGCGTCCGCCGCCTTCAACTGATCCTGCAATTGCACGACCCGCGCGGCCTCCGCCGCCTGGACGGTGGCCACCGTCGAGGTGCCGCCGCCCGTGGCTGTGAAGCCGTCGCGTGCAGCGACAGCATCCGCCAGACGGGCCGCAGTCTTCTTGCGGATGTCCAGCGCCTCCTGGGCGTGCTGCTTGGCGGCGATATTCGCTCGCTCGGCCGACGTGCGCTCGGCTTCCGCCGCATCGTCGAGCGCCTTGGCCTGCTCGCGGATCGCCTGGGTCACGCCCTCCAGCGTGGTCTTGAACCGATCCTTCGCCTGCGCGGCGATGTCGGTTTCATGCGCGTCTTTCTGGAGCTTGGCGACGGCGTCTTCGACCTCGTCACCGAACAGGTGCAGGTTCTTCGTCAGCGCGCCGACCACCAGCATGCCGCCGGTGATGGCCAAACCCCACGGACCCAGCATGAAATTCGCGAATGTCCGCATCCGCGCGGCGGTCGATCCCGCCTCACCTTGCAGGAAGGTCAGCTGACCGGCCGCCTGGGCGCCCTGGATCGCGATGACCTGGAACACATTCGCGCCCATCGACAGCTGGGTAAAAGTGTCCTGCGCCTGGTAGGACAGCCCCTGCATCGCCATCCGGTTGCCCATCATCGCCGCCATGGCGCGGCGCTGCGCCTCGGTCAGCTGCTGGGTCGCGGCGCTGGCGCCGGGGATGGCGACGGCGTGCTGATAGAGCCGATCGCGCGCATATTGCTGGGCCGCGCCATATTCACGCAGCGTGATCGCGCCGCGTCGGAACAGGTCGTCGGCGCGGTCCATCTCCTGGTCGAACCGGACCTGCGCCAGATACATGGGGTCGAGCGCGCCACGCAGCTCGCGCACCGCCAGCGCCATTTCGCGCTCTTCCTGCGCGGTCGCGGCGGTCGCGAGGGCCAGCTGTCGCTCCCGCTCGGCCGCGCCGCCGACCTGGGCGGCATGAACCTGCAATGCGGTCCGCGCCAGATCCTGGGCTGCCTGATATTCGCGCAGGGTGATCGCGCCGGCCGCGTACAGCGACTCCGCGCGCAGCAACTCGTCGTCGAATCGCTTCTGCGCCGCGAACATCGGGTCCAGCTGGGCGCGCAGGACGTCTGCCTGCGTCGCCAGCTCGCGGGTCTGGCGCGCCGCCAGGGCCTCGGCCTGGGCGAGCCGTTCGGCCTCGGCCGCCGCCTCGGCCACGCGCTGGTGACGGCCGACGAAATGGTCGGCCGCCTCCGCGCTCTGCATCAGCTCGATCTGGACGCGCTCCAGCGCCCCGGCTTCGGACAGGAGCGCGGCCGCCTCGCGCTCCGCCTCGATCCGCGACGCCTCGGACGCCTGGATGAACAGGCGGCTGGCCTCGCTGGTGTCGCCGACCGCCGCCGCCGTCCGGCGGGCAGCGGCGGTGATCAGCTCGAACGATCGCGCGCGGTCCTGGGCGGCCGCGCCGCGCGCCTTCAACTCGTCGACGCCAAGATCGGCAGAGCCGTTGACGGTCGGCCCCTTCACCGATTGCGCGGCGATGCGCTGGACCTGGGAGAAACTGGCCTCGAACGACTTCTGCGCGCGCTTGGCGGCATCGTCGGCCAGATCCGCAAACGCCCCGAACTTCGATCCCATCCGGCCGATCGAACGGTCGACATTGTCGGCCATCCGATCGGCGCGGCGCTCGAAACGGTCCAGCGGTTGCTCTGCTTCGGTCAGGTGGCGGCGCAGCAACTCGGTTGCGGCGTCGACCTGAAGGAGCAGGCGCTCGGTGACGTCAGCCATAGACGTCCCCCCTTTCGATCATTGGTCGTCGGGTACGGCGTTGAAGTGCTCGTAGCCCTCGATCGCCGCCCAAAACTCGTGCGGGGTGGCGGCCATGAACTCATGCGGCCGCCACGACAGCGCGGCGGCCGCCAGCCCGATCAGCCGACGGCGGGGGCTTCTTCGATCGTCATCATCGCCGCCGGCTTCAGATTTCCCTCCGAATCATAACCGCCCGTGACGGCCATCGAGAGGAGGCCCGCCAGCGTCTTCTGCGCGACCAGGATGCCGCCAGCCGAGTCGAGGATCAGGCGCGCGATCCGCTTCGGATTGGTCGCGGCCGCGCCCTTGTTATCGGTCGCGCGGCCGAACTCGCGGATCAGGGCGCAGGCGATCTGCGCCACCTCGCCCAGCTTCAGCTTGGAGCCGAGCGCGGCATGGGCGATGTCCACCAGGCCGCGATCCATCGTCAGCTCGATCTCCTCGATCGCGGCATGGCTGGGACGCAGGCCGAGCGCCTGCCCGTCGAGGAACAGCGTGGCCTCGCCGCGCTCGGCGCTGGCGGGGCGGGTGGTTTCGTCGGTCATTTGGACTCCGAGGTCTTGGCAACCGGCTTGGGCGCGGTTGCGGGGAGCGCGGCGTAAAGCGCGCGCACGGCATCGATGGCGGCGGGGTCGCTGGCGATGCGGTTGGACAGGTCGACATGGTCGACGTCCTCGACCAGCAGCGGCGCCAGCGCGAAGGCGACGCGATCGGCACCGGCGACCAGCAACTGCTCGATCTCCCCGGCACCGCAGCCGGTGGTCGCGATCAGCCGCTGGTCCAGATCGGCCGGGGCGGACACCGCCAGCGCCAGCGTGGCACCGGCGATGACGATCGTCGGCGCGGTCATCAGGACAGCGCGTCGACGGTAGGCTGCGCGGCGGGCTGGAACGTCAGGCCCGCCTTGACCGAGTTACCCTGCTCGAAGTCGGTGTTGTCGAGCGCGGTGTACATCGAGCACTCGAAGACGACGTCGGCATTGGCGAACGGCTTCTTGCGGATCTGCATGACCTCCGCGGCGTTCGATTTGTCCAGCGTTTCGAGGCGGGTGTACCCATTCGAATCGGGCAAATCGGGCACGATGTCCTGTTTCAGCGAAATGGTGCGCAGGCCGGGCGTCTGGGTGTCGACGCCCTCCGTATCCTTGGTCGCGGACGAGCTGAAATTCTTCGAGCGGTTGATGGTCAGGTTGCCCTGACCGGCGGGCTGGTTGAACGTTGCGGCGTCGGCCGCGCGGACGAACAGACGGTAGTCGCTACCGAGCTTCTTACCCATGATGGTCTCCACAAATGAAAAGGGCCGCGCTGGGGAGGCGCGGCCCGGGGGGCGTTCGGAATGGCGGGCGGGTCAGGGGGCGATGGCGATCGCATCGAAGGCGGTGATGCCGGAATAACCCCCTCCCCCTTCGTCCAGCACCGCGTCGTCGTCCTTGAAGGCAAAGCCGACCGTCCAGCCGTCATGCTGAAAGGTCTGCCCATCGAGCGCGGTCTCGATCTGGTCCTGGAGCGCGAGGAGCGGCGCGCGCTCCTCCGCGATGACCAGCGAAATGATGCTGATCTCGACCCGCCGATCGGCGTCCGCGCCCTTCCCGCCCAGGCCGATGCTTTTCAGGTCGCCGATGATGACCAGATCCCCGGCCGCATTGGCGGGGGCATCCTGATAGACGGTGGCGCGGCTGATCGCGGCCGCCAGCGCCTGGAAGGCGACGGCCTCCACGATCGATTTCGCCTTGCTCATTCGCCCCCCGCGATCTTGCCGAGTGAGCGCGCGAAGATGCCGCGCATATTGGATTTCAGGGTCGCGCGAAGGTCCGGATAGCGGCCGGTGACGAACCGCTTCCCCTCCATGGCGGGCACCTTCATGCGATAGGTCGCCACGATGTCGGCGCGTTCCTTGCGGCCGCGCGCATCGGTGCGAAGCGTCGAATAGGTCGAGCCGTCACGGCGCGACAGCTGCACGCGGCGTCGGCGCTGGACGTCGACGACCTGCGCCTTGCGCCCCAGGTCCTGGATGCGGCCATAAAACAGCTTGGCGCGACCGGCGGGCGTCCCGATCAAGCCGACCTGAAGGCGCAGCGATCCGGGCAGCACCTTGGACGACAGGCCCGCTCGCAGCTTGCCGGTCAGATCGGGCGCGCGCGACCGGACCGCGCGCAGCATCTCGCGGCCGGTGACGTTCAACTCGACGATGATTTCGCCGCGCACCACGTCCGGCAGGCGGCGCAACAGGCGGCGGAAACGGCCGATGCCTTTGATCCGCTGGCGGGCCATCAGCTGGGCCGTCCGCTTTCACAGGACAGGACCAGGCCGTCACGCTCGTCGGTCGGTGCGACCGCGCGGACCAGCATGGCGACGTCACCGAAAACCAGCCGGTTGGCGATCGTCAGGCCCGGCCAGGGACGGATCGTCACGCGCCAGAGCTGCGACTGGCGTTCGACCAAGTGCTGCGTCGCAACCTCGCCGCGAAGCGCGATGACCTCGGCAGGCAGCTGGTCGACGACGGTGCGCCATTTTTCGCCACCGGCGGGCGCGCTCCGGCCGCCGCGCCCGTTGTCGATCAGGTTGGGCTCCTCGATCCGGACACGGTGGCGAAGGCGCGAGGCGGACAGCGCCATTATTCGCTTGCCCAGCTCTTCAGCGGATCGAGCAGCCAGGTTGCGCCCAGCGGGATCTCGACCGTTCCGGCACGGCCGTCGACGCTGACGCCCTCGGGCAGCGCGTACCAGGTGGCGACGATCAGGCTGATCGCCTGACACGCCATCGCCAGATCATCGCCGGTCAGCGTCGGCGCATCGCCCACGATCTTGCGGCCGGTCCGCATCTCGACGGCCCGGCGTGCGGCACTGATCAGCCGTGAAAGCCGGGCGTCGTCGGCCGTCACGCTGGCATGGATGCGCAGATCCTGCTTGATCGCCTCCAGCGTGACGGGCTCGACGATCATCAGGCGTTCAGACCCTGCGCATAGGCCACCGCCTTGGGATGGGTGTCGATATAGCCTTCACCCTCCAGCTGGGCGGCGCGATCGGCGGGGACGGAGATGACCGCATTGACCGCATGGCCCTCGAACTCGAGCGTCACGCGCGCGGCGACCGGCTCCGCCGCCTCGCCGGATTGCGTCTCGGTCTGCTTGGCGTTCGGGTCGGGATCGCCGTCGCCGCCCGAGCCGCCTTCATCGGTGCCCGAGGTGGTGTCGGTCTGGCCGCCGGTTTCGGTGGTGGTCGTGGTGGTCGTGGCGCCGGTGGCCGTACCGCCGGTCGGGGTGGGAGTGCGAGCCATATTCGCTCCTGTCGTTTCAGGGAAAGGGGGTCGGGCGGCCGGTCAGCCGCCCGAAGGCGATCAGCTCGCCGACTGCTGGAATGCCTTGTAGGGCTTGCCCGCGCTGATCTTCTTGGCGTCGCCGCGCGCCCAGGCGAGGAAACCGACCTGCCCGCGCGAGGTGTAGACGCTGTCGTCGAAGCGGAAGAGCGTGACCTCCATCACGTCGCGGATCAGGAAGCTCTTCAAATCGCCGAACAGGATCGACTTGGCGTTGGCGACCTGGGTCGGCATGTCCTGGTTGATCTGGTAGCGGTAGCGCAGGAACGTGTCGGGGTCCTTGGCCGACAGGCCCGGCAGCCAGAGCGGATGACCCTGGTTGTCCTTCAGCTTCTTCAGGTTGCGCAGCGTGGTGTCGTGGAACATCCAACCCACGCCATCGGCGGTCCGATAGGCCGGGTCGATCGAGTGCTCCAGATCCACCATGTCGTCATACTGGACGAAGTTGGTCTGGCCGGTCTGCGCGACCTTGCCCACCTCAGCCCCCGTCACGATGCCCTCCGGCTCACCGACGCCCGAGCCGACCGTGTATTTCTGATTCTGGATGCGGCCGATGCGCGTGGTGGCCGAACGGCGCACGAACGCCTCGACGTTCATGCCCGGCCCCTGATCCTGGAGCAGCTCGAACGGCAGGGTGAAGATCTTCGACGACCACTTGTAGGCGCCGATCGACACGGTGCCGAAATTCGGGTCGGAGCTGGTCGCGGCCTGGTTCTCCGGCACGATCTCGCCCATCTGGCCCGTCTCGTCGACGGTGGGCCAGGGCAGCGCCGCGCCCGAGCTGGTCTGAATGACGTCGGCCACCTGACGGATGCCACCGAACGCCTTCAGGGCCTCCAGCAGCTCGCCACCGAAGCCGGTCGGGACCAGGAAACCGCCAGCCGAGCCGGTCTGGGCCGAGGAGGCGTTCTGCGGCGTGCCGGTGCGCAGGACCTCGACGTCCTCGCGGGTCATCGCCGCGACGCCGTGGATCAGATAGTTGCGGAAGGCCGCGCTATAGCGCTGCTGGCGCTCGCGCGCCTCGGGCGACAGGTTGCGGATCTCGGCCGCGCCGCGACCCTCGATCTCGCCCTCATTCTCGGCCGCCGACAGCTCGCCGTCGATCTTGGCCTGCTTTTCCAGCCGGTCGATCTGCGAGTCGATGCCGTCGATCCGGGCATAGATCGCGTCGACCTGCGCCTCGATATCCTTCGACCATTTTTCGCCGGTGTTGGTGTCGAGAAGGTTGCGGGCCTGCTTTGCCAGATCGGCACGCTGGTCCCGGAGCGCCTTGATGTTCATCGGGGGGATTCCTCATAAAAAAAGCCCCGCCGGGTGAGGGCGGGGCTTCGGGTGCCGGAGGGGACCGGCGTGGGGGGTGCTTGGCCGTCAGGCGGCCATGCGGTCGTACAGCGCCAGGCGGGCCATCGCCCGGTCGCGGGCGCTGGTGTCCATCTCGCGGGGACGTTCGGTCAGGGCCTTCGGCACGTTGGCGAAGGCGGACAGGTTGAAGACGTTGGCCTGGGCTTTAGCCGCTGCCTTATCCGGTACAGTCGCCATCCGATCGACGAACCCGGCATCAATGGCCTCGGCTGCGTTGAACCAGGTTTCGGCCTCCAGCCACGCCTTGATCTCGTCCGCCGATCGGCCCGACTTTGCGACAAAGTCGCCAGTCATCACGTCATCGATTTTGCTGAGCAGCGTTGCCGTCGCGGTCAGGTCAGCCGCGTTGCCCATGGCGAAGGTCCATGCGCGGTGGATCATATAGAACCCACCCTCGGCAATCTCGGTGCTGTCGCACCCGAGGGTCAGGACCGCTGCGGCGGACGCCGCCAGTGCGTCGATCGAGGCGGTGAACTCGGCCGGGTGCTCGCGAATCGCGGTCATCATCGCGCGGGCCTCGAACACGTCGCCGCCGGGGGAGTTGATGCGCAAGCGCACCTTGGGGGTGGTGATCGCCGCCAGCTCGCGCGCGAAATCGGCCGCCGACACGCCCCAGAAAGCGTCGATCACGTCATAGACGTACAGCGTGGTCGTATCGGTGCCGGTCGCCTCCGCGCGCAGGCCGGAGCCCTTGCCGCGATTGTCTTGGGCAAGGTTAAGCAGCTTGCGCGTCATCTGCGGCATCGTCGTCGGGCTCCATCGGGGGGCCGCCATTGTGGCCGATCGGGGCCGGTGCTGGCGGGAAGTACACCTTGTCGGCGCTCGGGTCGGGCAGCGGGGGCAGATTCTTCATCCGCCGCACCTCGTTCTGCGACATCCAGCCGGGCAGTTGGTTGCCGCCCAGGGCGGCCTTGAAATAGTCGGACTGCGACTTGCTATCGCCGACCTGCATCGCCTCGACGTCGAAATCGATGAAGTAGCGAGACACCTTCGCGCCGATCACGGGGAACAGCTTGCGGGTCAGCTCCTTGGCGAAGCGGCGGACGTGCGGAACGCAGGTGTAGAGCTTGAAGCCGACCGTCATCTGCTCGATGCCGGTCCCCCAGGTGGTCGCGGCCGACGTCTCGCCGATCATGTGCGGCGGGGTGCCGAAGATCCGCGCGACGTCGACCACCGAATATTGCATCAGCTCGAGCAGCTGCGCGTCCTTGGCGCTGACCGACACGCGCTTCCACTCGCCGCCATTTTCGATCAGCAGCGGATTGTGGGAGTTGGCAACGCCTTGCGCGCGCTTGCGCAGGTACGCCTTGAAGTCTTTCCGCTGCTGCTCGGTGACGGTGGTGCCAGCGGGAAACTGGAAATAATCGTTGGTGAGCAGCCCGCGCTCGAACTGGCCGGAGGTATATTCACGGCTCGCCAGGTTGATGCCGATCGCCTGGGCATGGTGCGCGATCGCCGACAGGGCGCGGATGCCGTTGGTATCGCGGCCCGGCCCCCGGAAGTGGATCACATAGGAACCGTGATGCGTCTCCACCGACCCGTCGAGGTTGGTGAACTGATACCAGACGGTATTGCTCGACCGGAACGGCAGAACGCGCGCCGGGTGGTAATAGTCGATGCCGGTGATCGTGCCGTTGCGCGACTGGCGCATGAGGCCATAGCCATTGCCGCGCAGCAGCATCGCCATGGCCTGAAGCTCGATGAACTCCGGCCCGCTCATCTCCTCGTTCGGTTCGACCTGAAGGAAGCGGTTATAGGGATGCTCGGGGACGTAGCGCCGCCCGCCGCCCTCCAGATGTTCGTACACGCCCAGCGGCGCCGACATCATCGTGCCGCTGATCAGCGTCACGCACCGCCACACGGCCGAGGAGCGCATCGCGGTTTCCGGCGTCACCTCGACCCCGGCCGCGCGCTGGCCCCAGCCCATCCACTCGAACTGCGAGAAATCGCCCACGACCGCCGCCGTGCTGTCGACGGCGTTCTGCACCGCCGGGGCGGCGCGCGCGGTTTCCGCCGCAGCGGCACGATCGGACAGGCGATAGGACGAAATGCTCATGCGCTGTCGCCCTCCCCGTCCCCGTCGTCGTCATCGTCCAGATCGACGATGAAACTGCCGGTGTAGTTGTCCTTGCCCTCAAGCGGGGCGTTGTCGGCCGCGCCGACGCCCATGGCGTTGGTCACGATGCCGTCGATCCGGCCGCGCGACCGTTTCTTGTCGAAGGCGCGGTTTTTCTGCCCGTCCTCGGTGATCGCGGCATTGGCCGCGCAGCTATAGGTGACGGGGGAGCTGTCGATCACGATCGTGTCCTTCAGGATGCGATCCTCGAGCCGCTCGATCGAGCGGGGCATGCAATATTGCCGGTCCTCGAACATCACGCGGGTGCCCTGGGCATGGCGCACCATTTTCAGGCCCGACCCGGCGGGCTTGTCCGGCCCCTCGAACTTCCACGCGTCGAAGCCGATTTCCTCGCAGGCAGCCTCGAAATCGGCGAACTGCGCGGGGTCGAACACCAGCTCGACCACGTCGTGCTGCGCGCAGATCTCGGCCACGCGGGCCGCGACGAAGGTCTTGTCGATCGTGGCGCCGGGCACCGCGGTCAGATGGCCGTCCGCGACCCATTCCTCATAGGGCGCGTTGTCGCGCTTGGCGCGGTCGGGCAGGCCGTCGGCGGTCGTCCAATACCAGGTCTTGCACCAAAGGATGTTATCGCCGTCGCGCCACACCGCCGTCAGGGCGGTCAGGTCGTTCTTTTTCGACAGGTCGAGCGACAGCCAGCATTTGCAGCCGCGCAGGACCGCGAGGACCTCGTCGTCGATCGGCGCGAGGATCGCGGCCCATTTCTCCTCGTCGATCCAGAAGTCGGCCGCGCCGGTCGGGATGCCGAAATACAGCCGCTTGACCGAGCTGGCGGTCGATAGCCGGGTCTGGGCGGTCTGCACCTCCTCGCGGATGTTCGCGACGGGATAGGTGATGCCCAGGGCGGGAAGCGCCTTTATCCAGCACGCCTCGTTGGTGAACACGGTTTCGCGGTCGCGCTTGTCGACGCGGGCCACGAAGGCGAATTGGGTGTCGTCGCGCTTTTCGCCCTTGGCGATCAGCTGCGCCGTCTCCGAATAGGAGGTGCCGACGATCTGCGACGTGGCGGGGGTGTTGGTGCCCAGGACCATCATCGCGCTGCCCGCGACCTTGGTGATCGCGCGCCGCCAGATCTCGATCTGGGCGTCGGTGGTGAACTCGTGAATCTCGTCCGCCAGCACCAGGCGCGGACGCGGACCCGATTGCGCCGATCCACCAGCGAGCGGCAGGAAGAACGATTGCGAGCTGGGATGCTCGATCTTCCATGTGTTGTCGCCGTCGCCGCGCAGGACGACGTGACCCAGGCCCTCCAGCGTATCGCCATCATCGTAACCGGGCACCTGCGCCCGGCACATGGCGGTGCCGTCCTTGAACAGCACGTTGGCGGTCTGCTTGTTCGCCGCGATCGAATAGACCTGGGAACGCGGAAAGCCGCACCAGCCCATGACGTACAGGCCAAGGCCCGCCATCATCGGGGACTTGGCCTGCCCCTTCCCCGTCTCGACCCAGGCGGACCGGAAGCGCCACCGGCCGTCCGCGTTGACCCAGCCCATCAGCGAGCCGACGACGAACACCTGGTACGGCAGCAGGTGAAACGGCTTCCCCGCCGCCGGACCATCGGTGATGGTGAAGACCGAGGGGAAGAAATCCAGCGCGCGCTGCGCCAGCTCGGGCCGCCAGAAATAGCCCCGCTTGGCCGCGTCACGCAGGTCGCGCAGGTGGCGCTCGCAGGCGTAGCGGACCAGATCGCCCACGACGAAATCGCCGCGGACCGCCGCCTCGGCCCAGGCCGTGGTGGGATCGGTCGCCGCTCTGGCGCTAACCCTTCGGCCCAAGGAACTGGTCTGCACCGGCGGTGGTCCGCCGCTGCTTGGCTACCTTGCCGACCTTGCTGCGACGGCCGGGCGACAGACCGAGCTGCGCCTCGAGCCGCTCGGCCGTCGACTCCGCCTCGCGCATCGCCTTGTAGTAGATCGACAGGCGGTCGATCGCTTTCGTGTTCTCCGGATTGGCCTCGGTGACCAGGCCGCTGGCCGCGACCTCACGCGAGCAGCGGTCGTACACGATATAGGCCAGGACCAGGCGCTGAAGCGCATGGCCGTTCGACGACGACAGGATCTCGCGCGACGTCATCTCCTGGACGATGCGGCTCCAATGGCCGCGCGCTACGACCTGCTCGGAGGCATCGGGAAGCAAGGTCGTCCAGTCCGGCTGCGCGACGATCGACTCGTCGACGGGGGGCTCGGCTGGCGTGGCGCGCTTCGGTTTCCTCGCCATGGAGCCTCACTTTCCGCCCGAACTTTTTACTCTGAAAACGCTCGCGCAGCGCATGAAGGGAACCGCCGGTGTCCGGCCCACCCCCGCGTCAGACTTTTGACCCCCCGGGGGGTGTGGGCAGGCGGCGCGACGGAACAGCGGGACGATCCCTGATCCTGTTGCCGTTCCACGCATGGTCCGGACTGGTCGGCCGACCGTCCGATGCGATGCCTCGCGCGCCGATCGGCGCGGCGTGTCCAAACTGCTCCGCCGTCACCTCGAGGTGGCACGGGTCGCAGAGGTTGCGTGTGTTGTCGTCGACGTCGAGCCCGCCCAGCGCCAGCGGGTCGATATGATCGACGACCGTAGCCGCGACGGTGCGGCCTGCCTTCAGGCAGCGTTCGCATAGCCCGTTGGTACGCCGCAACCGGCGGAGCCGCTGGCGCTGGCCTGCCCCGCCGCGAAGCCGCTCCGCCTTGCAGAAGGGCAGGCTATGCGACCAGGTCGGTCAGCTTGCCGCGCATCCGACCGAACCGCGCGCCCTCGGCCTCGGCCGCCTCGGCCGCATCGATCAGGTGTTTGGCCTGCATGCGAAGGTCATCGGCCAGGCCGGTCTGCTTGGCCTCGGCAGCGGCCAGGCGCTCGGCCACCTTGGACAGAAACGACACGATGCCGTCGACCGTCCGGGTCGGCAGCAGCAGGGCAAGCAACAGCAGGATGTGATTCATAAGCACCTCGTTCATGAGCCGGTTTCGTCGCCACCCATGCCCGGCCCGATGGCGACGGGGGCAATGACGTCGATGAAGAAATCCTCGGTCTGCTTGGACCGGAAGCCCAGCGAGGCCAGCGACACGTCGGGCACATCGTCCCCGTCCAGCAGGCCCTGTTCGTCCAGCAGCTTGAGGATCGCGGGCTTGTCGAGCGAATGGCTGACCCGGATCGTCACGGACTCATAAGGCGAGCCGATCAGCACCTCGACCGCATCGCCGTCCTTGCCATGGTCATGGACGACCTTTGGCGGGCTGATGCGATAGCCGATGGTGCACCCGCCCAGCTCGACGGACTTGCGCTTGCCGCCGGTCAGCTCGTCGATCGATGCCGCCCACCACGGCTTCAGCTGCTTGGCAATGTCCTTCAGCTCGGCCGCGATCGGGACCAGCGCGGCGTCGGCCACGCCGTTGACCCGCGCCATCAGGGCGGCGCGGCGGGCGTTGATCGTGTCGGCCTGGGCGGACAGGACCGCATAGCGGGTCGCCAGCGCCGTGGCCTGCGCCACGGTCTGGGGTGCCCGCTGCGCCGGGGAGCGAAGCCGGGTCACAGCGACGCCGCCGGTCGGCTGGCCGCATAGCGGTCATAGTCGAGCGTGGCGGCACCGGAGCGGCTCGCATGCAACTCGGCATAGACCTGCGCCAGAAAGCGCCGCGTGACGGGAACGGAGTCGCGCGGCTCGCCAGCCGTCGCGACCTGATTCAACTGGGCAAGGTCGATACCACGGGTCATCGTCAGAACCACGCTTGGCGGCCGTCCTCGCTGACGTGCAGCGGGGCGGCGGTTGGGCGGGCCGCTGGCCCGCGAAAGGGTTTGACCAGGTCGGCCGCGATGCGGTGCGCCTCGGTCTCGAGAGCGTTGAACTCGGCCGTCGATCGCGCGCCGTGACGAACGCGGCGGATCAGCGCCTCGAGGCGATCGCGCGCGCTTTCCAGATCGTCGGCGGGATGGCGCCGCTGCGCGCCACGACGGGCGGCAGCGGCTGGCCCCGCGCAACCGGCGGATGTGCTTCGGTTCGACGGGGCCATGGGCGCATCTCCAAGACGCGAAAAAGCCCGCCTCCGGGGGATGGAGGCGGGCTTTGCAGTCAGGTCGCAATTCGCGCGGGGTCGTTTAGGCCCGAAAAGTGACCGCTTGGGCAGGGTAGATTTTGGATAGCGTCACAAAATTCCGGCGTGCGCCGCCGCCAGGGTCGCAGGATCGATCTCCCGCCGCGCCTCGGCCTGACAGCGCGGCCACAGGTCCAGCGCCTCGATCAACAGCCGCTTGGCCCGGCGATGCGCCATCCCGTGGCGATGCGCCGCAACGGTGAAGCCGATCCCCCCGACGATCATGTCCAGAACCGCCGCCGGATGCGCCAGCGCCGCGCGCCAGCGGTTATAGGCCACCTCGGACCGCACCGCCCCAAGCGCCTCATAGAACGTCCCGTCGCCGCGTGGCGAGCGGTCCACCCGCGCCTCGATGCTGGCGACCGCGACCGACACCTCCCCCACGACGCGGCGATGGGCCATCTCGATCGCCTCGGCCGCCGCCAGATGGTCCTTGTCGATCGCGCCCGAATTATAGAGGCGGGTTAGCGCGCCCTCGGTCCGCGTCGCCACATCGCGCAGCGTCTCCGGCGTCGCCTCGCGTCCAGTATAGCGGTTATCCGCCTTCAGCCGCTCGGCATGGGCGCGCACCGCCGCATTGCGCTTGGCCTTGCGCTCCTGCTTGTTCAGCCCGGCCGTGTCGACCGGCGGCATGACGCGCGGGCGTTTCAGCACCAGCCGGTTGACGCGATCGGCCTCCCGCGCGCGACTGGCTGCAATGAGCAGACGCGGATCTCGATAGGCGGTCATACCCGATCCCGCCGCCTGCCCGGCCGGATTGTTCGTCTGCGTCATTGCTACGTCACCCCGTTGTCATCCGGGGTCGTAATCAAGCACCGGCTTCATCGGGAGGGTAGGAAACGGGCCACGCACAACATCGTCGTCGACGACATAACCCGCCGCACGCAATTCGCGCACGGCCTCGGCAAGTTTGTCGGGAAGCGCAATGCCGCGCGCGCCAGGACGACGGACGATCGCCCCCTCCTCCGCCAGCACGCGCAATATCCACTTGATGTTGTTCCGGTCCGCCCCTGTCCCGGCGGCAATTTCGGAAATGGACGGCGATCCGCCCCACCGCCCAATGTACGAGCGAATGAAGGTCAGGACGAGCAGCTTCCGGCTGCCCATCTCCGGCAATAGGCGTAGCGGCCCGTCCACGATGCGCGTTGTTCTCCCCGCGACAGAACATAGGGAGAATCAAGCGTGTAGGAAAGGCGCGACCGGTTCGCTCCCTATCGGATCGTGCCAAAATAGTCTGTGTCCTACAGACGGGCGTTCTGTTTTCGTTCGGGCATGAACGAAATAGAGCAAATGGTCGCGGGCTATTTCCACCTGAGCCGATCGTTGCACCGAAAGAAGCGCCCCGCCACCCCAGGCGAAGACCGCATCATGCAGTCGGTCCTCAAGCTGAAGGAACAAGAGGATCGACGGGCGCTCCGCCAGGCGCGCCTCGAATGGGCCGAGGACCGCGACGATTGGGAACGCCAATGGCGCTAGGCCGCGATCGGCTCGCCCACCTTGATCTCATGCGCCCGCGCCCGCACCTGCGCCAGATCATAGGCGCTCTGCATCCGCAGCAGCGTCTCCGGATCGATGCCGAACACCTTGTGAAACCGGATCGCCATCTCCGGCGTCACGCCGCCATGTCCGTTCAGGACCGGGCTGAGCGACTGGCGCGTTACGCCCAGCCGCGCGGCCGCGTCGACGATCGTCAGCCCATGCGCGTCGATCAGCTCGGACCGAAGCCACGGGCCGGGATGGACGAACATGCTGTCGTGCAGCTTGATAGCCATCAGTGATAATCCTCCAAGTCGAGTTCGATGATCGCCCCGGCCTCGTCCAGCCGGAAGGTCATCCGCCAGTTGCGGGTGACGGTCAGCGACCATGTTCCCGCGCGATCGCCGGTCAGCTGGTGTGCGCCATAGTTCGGGGGAACCATCAGGGCGTCCACCGAGGTGGCGGCATGGAGGAAAGCGAGCATCCCGCGAAGCCGCTCGACCAGCTTTCCGTCGAGGCCCCGGCTGTTGCCGGTTTCAGCGAAGCGGCGGAGCGCCTTGTGCGAGATGGTTTCGATTTCCATGCACGCAAACTAGCGCCGCAACGCCCGACCGTCAAGCGTCGCTTGACGCTTGACGCTTGACGGTGAATTTTCCCAATGGCCGCGACTCCCAGCGTACGCTGATTTGTCGTGCCTATCTGGCGCAGAAGGCACCGGCAGAACTAGCGGCTTCTTCAAGCCTTTTTATAATATCGTAAAAGGTGGGTGCATCTGAATCTTGCGCAGCCCCATTTTTATCTCGCTCGTAGACCACCATGTATTCGTCAAGCGTACGATCTAGCTCCTTGACATATTGCCGTTCAGAGAAGTCCAGCGTTTGGGCCCGCTCAATAACTTCTTTGAAAAAAAGGTTAGCATGGACTGCATGGGGTTCAAACATTTCTAAAGCGCGCCCCCAATAACCGCTTACTTCATTATTTGCGGGAAAAAATGGGCGCAGCCCTGAAACATGGCGTCGCAGGCGATTAATTTCGTCAAGGATGGTTTTCTGCTCCTTGCGCCTCTTCTTTTTGTCGGTGCTGTCCGCCAGCCAAGCGGCACCAGCGACTGTCCCCGCCGCACCGACCATCGCACCCGCAAACGCAAAAACATCATCACTTTTGAAGCCGGTGTTATACAACATTGCCAATGCCGCCCCTGTGCCACCGGAAGTGAAAGCGACCAGAAGCCAGAACACTAGGGAATGCCCGCCAAATTCCATCTGTGGTTCATTGACCCGCAGGCTGCGCACCGCACCGGCCTGGAAAAATGGACTATCGCTGCCATCATTTGCCACGCTCGCAACTCCCCACGCGTCCGTTTACATCCCAATCTCTGCGATAGATGGCCTTCCGTGCCTGCAACTGTGCGCATGATAGGTCCACCCCACCGCCTTTTACGAACGCCAGCGTCCGGCCGTAGCGATCGCGCCCGACTCGCTCGATCGCAATCGGCGCGACCAGGGCGTCCTGAAGGCTGGCCTTCGAGGCGAACGGATCGCCAGCCACACACCGGCGACCGGTGCGGCAATGGCCGGCCATCTCGGGCGCATCGATCCCGATCAACCGGATGCGTTCTCGACCGCACCGGAGCGTATCACCATCGATCGCACGGCACAGGCCACGCGCCTCTCCAGCTTGCGGGGCCAGCATAGCTGCTGCCAGTCCGAGTATTATCGACAGTTTAGTGGCTGGCACGGGTAGCCGCAACGAAAAGGCCACCGACGATAGCTATGACAAATAAGATGATTATGCCCCAAGCATCAGAATTGGCCTGGGCATCATTGGCCTGGGCTTGTGCCTCTATAGCCTTGGCCGCCTTCACTGCGTTGCTTTCCGTCTGCAACGGCGGTGGCGCATAGTTAGGGTCCAATGCGCGAATGGCGGCAGTGGTGCGATCGATATGTGCCCGCAATGCCGCCTCCGATTCTGGAGACACGCCCTCATTGATTAAAGCAGAGGAAATCAAAATGATTTCGAGCTGTGCCGGTAGATAGTCCGGGCGCCATGGCAAACCCGCCTCCAGCGCCTCGATACCAGCGATCCCGACGGTGACGCACGTCGCCCAAGCATCACCGACGTCTCGATATTGCATCCAATGCGCCTGCGCGGTCCGGAACAACTCTCGAGTGGCTTTCGTCAGATCGGATATAGCCTCTGCCGCGATAGCGGCCCGATCGTTCTCGTCCGCCGAGCCGATGGCATGACCAAACGCCACGACCATTTCGCGAAGCCGAGGTTGCCGCAAACTGGACAGCCGCGCCACCGCCCTGCCCTTGCCCAGCCATGCCTCGGAAACAGTCGGATCAGTCTCCAACACCCGGTTGAAATAGCTGATCGCCTCCTCGTCGTTCCGCGCCTCGACGGCCGTTCGCGCCATCCCGAGCAGGTTCGGAACGGCACTTTGCCCCTGATTCATCCCAGTCCCCCAACTGTCTTAAACCGTTAACTGATCCGAGTTAGCGCGCCGCCCCCGACTCCCACCGGCCCTCTGACAAAAGGCCCCCGAAATCATTGAACGAGTATGTACTATCGACGCCCGCCTGCCTCTTGGCGTGCCCTGTTTGCCCCCTACGCTGCGCTACGATCGCGCAGCTTGTTCATGAGCGTCACGCGAACCTTCAGACGCTCCTTCAGGCGTCGCGCGACGGTATGGCAGAGGCGACGGCCGAGCGGATTGCGCGAGCGCGAGCGCTTTGGGAAGCTGCACTGATAATTCGTGAGCGAGTTCGTCCAAGGACATCCCCTCCGATGCCATCAGCAGCCCCGCGAACATCTGCTCCAGCGCGGGTTGGCTAGGAAATAGCACCTCGAACGTCATCGGCTGGAACCCAGGGTCCAGCGGTGGCGGGGGAGCATTTTCATCCGGATCGTCTGTATCGCCGGTCAGATAATCTGGCGACGTCTGCAAGACCCGAGCAATCTTGTGGAGATGCTTGGACCCCACCTTATTCCGGTGGATGAGGCTGTAAATGGTCGGCTGAGCCAAACCGACGCGTCTCGCCAGTTCGGCTTGGCTGAGATTCAGCGCCTCCATGCGCTCCTTGACCCGCCGCCCTACGACCATCGTGTAAGACTTATAGTTTTAGCTATTGCGCGACACCGCGCATTTGCATAGGAGGGCCAATAGAGAAAACTATTGACGAGTCGGGGTGATTCGATGCCGAACGACGATGCAGCAATGGCTGAAGCCTTATGTGAGGCAGTCCGTCGTCTCGGTTCGCAGGGCGCCATGGCTCGCCTGCTAGGAATCGCACAGCCCTCGGTCTGGGCTTGGATCCGCCGCAAAAAGCCGCTCCCGGCCCAGCACGTCCTTCTGGTCGAAGAGCGCACTGGGATCTCACGCTTCGATCTGCGACCGGACCTTTACCGACGCGATGAGACTGCGGCCGCGCCAGCCGCGCCGCCGTTGATCGAGCAGGTTCAACCGTGATGCGCCAAATCCATTCCGCTCTCGTCCGCCAGTCGGGTGGCGAGCGCCGGTCGTATCTGCCTGGGTTGGTAATTCGACCGGCGTCCTGTTTCGCATCGCGCTGTCATATCGACCGCGCCAATCGCTGTCCGTGGCCATCGGCCGCGCATTTGGTCACGCAGCTCCTCGGGCGACGGCCCGTCGGGGGCTGGCGGCGGGTCCGCTTATCCGAGGACACCCGCCGCCAGCCAATCTCCATCGTTTCCGCCCCGTTGGCCGAGTGGATCAGGCAGTCGTCTTCTAAACGACCAGGCAATCACGACTATGGCGACGTGGCCGCACGCAGGTTCGAATCCTGCACGGGGCACCACCTTCCATCGGCGGGCGCGGTATGACCGAGGCCACCCTGACACCTGACACCGCCGCCGCGATCGTCCGCCGCCTGACGGTCGGCCAGATCAGCACCATCATGGGGCTGACCGATCGGCCGTCGCTGCTCGGTTGTTCGGAGCCCTGCGCCCGCAACCTGATGCGCGGAGGCAAGACACGGCCGCCGCTGGTCGAGCGCGTGTGGAAAGAACGCGTGTCGCTTTACGCCCTGAACGCGGACGGCCTGCTGATCCGTGCCGCCCTGGACGCGGTCGCATGACGTATGCCCGCGACCCATTGTCGTTCGAGGCCGCGCTGGACGCGATCGTCGATCGGATCGGACAGGACCAGACGCTGCGCATCGTCGGCCGCGCGCGCCGCACGGTCGGCCACTGGTCGAATCCCGAATGCGAGGCGACCCCGCCGATCGCCACCGCGCTCGCGCTCGATAGCGCATGGCGCGCGTCCGGTGGCGCAGGCGCCCCGCTGCTCGACACCTATCGCCGCCGGTTCGAGGCCGCAGCGCCCATCGTCATGGGCCTCGACCTCGCCAGCCTGCCCGACCTCACCGTCCAGTGCATCCACGAGGGGGCAGAGGCGAAAGCCGCGCTCGTCATCGCGATGTTGCCGGGCGCGACCGAACTTCAGCGCCGCGAGGCGTCGCGGGAAGTAACCGAAAACATCGCGGTGCTGGAGGCGACCCTGCCCCACCTGATCGTCCAGCAGCCGCCATGACCGCCGCCGCCGACCGTACTCCCCACGACCGAACGACCCGAAGCCGCCCCCGCCGATCCGATGCGATCGGCGGAGCGGCAAACTGCTGCCCGGAGCCGCGACGACCGATGCACGTCAACATGGATGAACTGACCTTGGCGCTGGCCGAGCTGCGGATCGCCCGCGACCGGGTCTGCCGCCAGCTGCCCGAACACAATGTGCTCGATACGCCCGATCAGACCCGGATGCTGCCTGCGTTGCAGGACGTGTTCATGCGACTGTCGCGCGCCGCGTTCGACCTGCGCTCGATCTGCGAGGCGCAGATGCCCGTCGCTGCGACAATGGTGGTCGACATCATGGCGGAGCGCCGCCGGTGATGACGCTGACCCCCGGCGCATATCTCCGCGCCTGCCGCAGCGCTGCCGGGCTGTCGGTCGAGGATATCGCGGACAGGGTCGCGACCGAGCCCCGGCAAAGCGCGATCGTCCGCGCCGACTGGCTCAAGTCGGTTGAGGCGGACATCGCCCCGCTTTCGGTCGCGATGGTCGCGGTCCTGTCCGCGATCCTGCCGATCGACGCGGCGATCGTCGTCGAGCTGGAGCAGCATCGCCTCGGTATCGTCGACGCGACGACCCCGCTCTGCACGCTGTGCGGCACAACAGACCGCGCGAGGTGCGGCTATCCGGCCGGGACGCTCTGCATCTGGACCGGCCTACCGCCGCGCGCCGGAGAAGCCGCATGAACGACTATCTGTATCGCCGCCTCAAGGTCACGATGCGGACCGTCCATGTCATCGCGTTTTTCGCCGCCGGGATCGCAATGGCCTGCGTCCTGATGGGCTGGACCCGCACGGCGGTCGCCGCCGTCATCCTGATCCTGTTCGCGCACATCCTCTCCACCGAGGCCCTGCGCGCCTTCGTCGTCCTGCATTTCCGGGAGCCCCGCAAATGAAACCGATCGCGCGCGACATGCTGCACGACATGAACTGCCGCTGCGCCGACTGCCCGACCGAGCGCCAGGCCGCGGAGCATCTGTCGACCAACGATCTATGCCTGATCGGCATCGCCGGGTTCATCGTGGGCCTGATCTTGGTCGCCCTGCTCGACTGGATTACGGCCGGGCCCGGCGTCATTCCGGAGTTGGGGATATGACCGCCATCGAGAAGATCTTCGAAGAGGAGATGAAGCACTTTCCGGTTCTGATCACGAGAGCCGACGTGCTGGATCATTTCGCGGAGCGGATGAGCACACTCGCAAAAATGCTGACCATTGGGGACAGGTTGAGCAAGGATTCCGCGAAGTGGCAGCTTCACACGAGCATGGCCGCCGTTTGGAAGTCGAAAATTCCGGCGGCCGATCTGCAAATCAGCGCCGCTGAAAGCGCTGCGGAACTGCTTCGCCACCTTGCGCGCGAGGATCGCATCCTCGCGTGCCGCGCCGCCGCAGCGAGCAGCAAAAGGGAGCCCAGCCGTGGTTGATGAACTGTCCCCCCGCGCTTGCGGGATCGCCGAAAACTTGATGGACGACATCGATCTGGTTCTGAACGGCCATCTGCTGCCCGCGCAGATGATCCTATCCCCGGCCGAAGTCTCGCTTGTCATGGTGAAGGCGACGGCCGCCCTGTCGCGCGCAGCGTTGCTGTACTGCCTCCAGAACAAGGCCAGCGATACCACGCCGACCGCCATGTCCGACCTCTTCCAAACCTCCCTGGAAGGATGGCTGCAGGATGCGCGGGAACAGGCGATCGACAGGTTCAACCGCCTCTCCACCATCGGCGCGCAGGCTGGATAAATGGCCAACGCCCACACACGTGCAGAGCGCTGCTTCGCGGTCGCGCGCTCGACCAAATTCCCGGCGGAGCGTGCCGCTGCGATCGGTCGCGGCACGGCGATTGCCAATGCGGCGGGGATCAACCTCGATCGCTTCGATATTCCGGGCCGGGTCAACAGGAATCGCTCGGCCGATTTCCGCGCGACCAAGGCCGACTTTTCGACAGCCCGTCATGCGCCCGCCGATTATTCGGTCGAGGAAGTGAACCGCCTATTTCGCGAGCATCTGCACCGGATGGGCAACGCCTCCGCCCGGGATCGCAACGAGATGCGCGAAGCACTGGACCGCATGGGCGATGCTATCGGTGCCGCCGAGCAGGCGGCCGGGGCAGTCGAGGGCGAGACGGCCTATGACGCACGCCGCCGTAACTTCGACGCCGCCTGCGCCGCCGCGAAAGCCCGCGATGCCCGCACCGCAAGCGGGGCAGCGCGATGATGACCATCATGGCCCCCAGCGGCACCGTGGTTCACACCTTCAACGCGATCGAGGCCGCCTCGATCGCGCAATCGGCCGATACCATCGCCCGTCAGGCCCGGCGCGGCATCCGCGCTGGCGGGGACGGGCTGTCCCCCATCCGCGACCTGTTCGATCGCTATGGCCCCATGATCTATGATCCGGAGGCCATCGCCGCCGTCACCGGCGTCCATGTCGACCTCGTCCGCGCCATGGCCCGCCTGGGCTATCTGAACGTCTATGAAGGCTGGGTCGTGACGGTGAAGGCCGCATGACCGATCGCCTCAAGTGCCGCGTACCCGATTGCCGTCGCACCACACACGCAGGCCGCTACACGTCGTGGATCTGCGTCGCGCATAGCAGGCTGGTCGCCCCCAAGACGCGCCTCGCCTGGTTGCAGCTCCGTCGAATCGCTTCGCGATCGCCGAAGCTGGCGAACGGCCAATCCCGCTTCAACCGATTATGGCGGCGCCTCGAACGCGCCGCTGGCGTCGTTCCATCCATGCGGGGGCGATTATGACCCCGGCATTTGAAGCCCTCATCGACGCGATTGCAGGGCTGATGGTCGCAGAGGATGCTGCGCGCGCTAACAAGAATCGGAGTGAACCATGCCCCGCGCAGCGATCTACGCTCGCTTTTCAACCGACCGACAGTCCCCCTGCTCGGCCGAAGACCAGATCGCGCTCTGCACCGAGCGGGCTGCGCGCGAAGGCTGGGAAATCGCGGGCGTCTATACCGACATCGCGATCAGCGGCGCGACCAACCGTCGACCAGGGATGACCGCGCTGCTGTCGGACGCCGCCGCCGGGGCGTTCGACATCGTGCTGTCCGAAGCGATCGACCGCATCTCGCGCAACCAGGCCGATATCGCGACGATCTTCCAGCGACTGGAATTTGCCAACGTGGCGATCGAGACGCTGTCCGAGGGGCGCATCAACGAGATGCACATCGGCTTCAAGGGGACCATGTCGGCGGTCTTCCTGAAGGATCTAGCGGACAAGATCCGGCGCGGCCAGCGCGGCGCGGTATCGCGCGGCCGCGTGCCGGGCGGCCTCGCTTATGGCTATCGCGTGGTGCCGAAGATCAATGATCGCGGCGAGCTGGACCGCGGCCTGCGCGAAATCGACGAGGATCAGGCCGCCGTGATCCGCCGGATCTACCGCGCCTATCTGGCAGGAATGAGCCCCAAGGCGATCGCCCATGAGCTCAATCGCGACGGCATCCCCTCCCCCACCGGCGGAGAATGGCGCGGCTCGTCGATCGCCGGTCATCGCGCGCGCGGGCTCGGGGTGCTTCACAACCCGATCTATGTCGGCCGCTATCTGTACAACCGCGTCACCATGAAAAGGGACCCTGACTCGCGAAAGCGGATCTCGCGGGTCAATCCATCGGCCGAAAAGATCATGGTCGACATGCCGCACCTCCAGATCATCGACGAGGAAACGTGGCAGGCGGTGCAGGAACAGACGGAGCAGCGCGCGACGGGGCCGATGGGACAGCATCTGCGGCCGCGCCACCTGCTCTCGGGCCTGGTGACGTGCGGTGAGTGCGGCGGGTCGGTATCGATCGTTGGCGGCAAGCGGCTGGGCTGCATCCGACATCGCGAAGCGGGCACATGCGACGTGCGCAAGACGATCGATCGCGAGGAGCTCGAGGACCGCGTCCTTGCCGGTATCGTCAACCGGCTGCTGTCACCCGAATCGATCTCGCTGCTCGTAAAGCGCTATCACGACAAGGCGGCAGAATATGAGAAGCGCGATCGCGAATCGGTCGACGCCCTCGACAAACGGATCGGGGTGGCGGAGCGGGCCATCTCGCGCCTGGTCGCCGCGATTGCGGACGGCGCGGCCGACTTCACGGAGATTCGCGAAGCGCTGGCCGCCCGCAAGGCCGATCGCGATTCGCTGATCCGCCAACGCGACGAAATTTCCGCCGACAAGATCGTGGTGATGAATCCCAATCTGGTCGACGATTATCGGCGCCGGGTGAAGACCCTGTCGCGCGTGCTGCACGCCAGCGCTGGCATCGAGCATGCGGAAGTGAAGCAGCGCCTGCGCGATCTGATCGAGGGCGTGAAGATCACGCCCTCGAATACGGACTGGGATATTGAGGTTTTGTCGTCTCTGGGGTCGGCCGTCGCTCTTGCGACGTCACCCCAGCCCCCCCGAGGGGGTTCTGGAATGTCTGACCGGGTGGTAGCGAAGGAGGGACTTGAACCCCCGACACGCGGATTATGATTCCGCTGCTCTAACCAGCTGAGCTACTTCGCCATGCTAGGCGTTCCACCCGGTGGAGGCGCGCCTATAGACAGGCTATTTTCAGGCGTCAAGCGAACAAATGACGCGAAAGCATTTCCCAGGGGCCGCCGCGATACCACCACGCCCCCAACCCGATCACCTCCACCTCGCGCGGGCGGAAATCGCGCTCCATCTGCTGGAGGAGCAGCTTGGCGGTGGCGGGCGTCACCTTGTTCTGGATCGTCACATGCGCGCGCCAGCCGCCCGCGTCCTGCGGAGTCAGCATCCCGGCAAAGGCATCGACCAGTTCGCGCCGGATCGCGACGAGTCCGGGCGATTCGATCCGAATCGCCACGCCCCGGCCCAGCGACATCAGCCCGCCCGCCCGCGCCTGCGGCGCGCGTTGCCCGCGCGTCAGGCCGTTCAGCCGATGCTTCAGCTCCGCCTCGACCGAAGGCGGCAGATGGTGGAACAGCGTGCAATGCGCATCGAGCACGTTGCGCTCGGGCGGGAAATGCTGGCGGCGCAAGCCGTCGAACCAGCCCTGGTCGGCGCGCCCGAACAGCGCGGTGACGATAATCGGGGCTGGCTCGCCGCTCAAATCTCGACCTGACTGCCCAGCTCCACCACGCGGTTGGTGGGCAGGCGGAAGAATTCCATCGCGCTCTCGGCGTTGCGCAGCATCCAGGAGAAAAGCTTCTCACGCCACACCGACATGCCCGGCCGCTCGGCGGCGAGCAGCGTCTGGCGCGACAGGAAGAAGCTGGTGTCCATCATCTTGAACGCGCCGCCCGCCATCTCGACCCGCTTGAGCGCCGATGGGACGTCGGCCTCTTCCATGAAGCCGAAACGCAGCACCAGACGGTGGAAACCATGTCCCAGATCGTCCAGCTTGGCGCGCTCGCCCTCGGCCCAATAGGGCTGGCTCATGATCTTGACGGTCAGCAGGATGATCCGCTCGTGCAGCACCTTGTTGTGCTTGAGGTTGT